CGATCTATAACATTTCCAATTAATGGTAGTAATGCTTGTATCATGATTCAGTCCATCCATATAATACACATAGAATTACAGGAGTAACAGGAAGTGCTGCCAATAAAGCTATGGTAACAGTTACAGGTTTTGTTAGAAAAATTTTAAACCAGTGCATAGCAGTATGTAAATAATACTATGAGTCCAAAGAATGCAATAAGAGTTTCCTCTGTCATATTTTCCAGCCTTGAGATGTGGCCCACAAGTAAACTAAAGCAACTAACATCAAAGCAAAAATACTACGAATAGAGAACTTGCCAAATTCAGAGAACTTGTCATTCAGCCACTCTTGTAAGCCTTCTTTGATCGCTTGTTTTTGTTCTTCAGGCTTCATCTGCTTCTTCTGGTGTATTACCTTCTGCTACCCATTCTAGGTATTCTTGGTAGTCACGATTTGCTTCGTCTGCTGGTATCAAAGCATTATCAGATTTTCTTTTAATATAACTATTAGTTATAGTACCATCAATATCTCTTAATTGTTTATAGCTCACTATCTACCTCCCACCATCCATATAAATTACAAGCTGCATAAGTTGCTCCAATATTTACATAAAAACTCAATTTTTCAATATTCATTCTATACGGCGTGCAAGAACCAGCTGTATATGCAATTCCTGACCTTATATAATTCCAGTTTCCATCTCTACTTCCCCTAGCACTACCACTACAATGTAAAGTTCCTGTAACTCTTTTTGTAACTCTATGATGAATAACTACAACAGTATTATTGCTTGAATCTGATACGCTATAACTATCTGTTGGATTAGCTCCACTTCTTTCATAATACCTCTGACACAAAGCTAACTGCTGTCCGTATTGTAAATGTTCAAATGGTGTTGCTGTAGTGCCTTCTTCTAGCTGTACGTTAGTTAATGTTCCTGTATTAAATTCAACTGTTGCATTAGTTCCACCTGTAAGTGTTCCTGTAACTCCAGAGGCACTATAAGAACCAGCATCTATTTTCCCTTGAGCTGTACCAGTCCAAGATAAAGTATGAGTGCCACTTTGAATATTTAGACCTTCAACAACTTGCTGTAGTGATCCTGCTGTAATGGTTATAGTAGTAACATTAGCTGTAGTAGCAAAAGTATAGGTTGCTCCAGCAGCTCCAGCTTTAAATCTGTCATGTCCATAAGCACCTGCTGATAAACTTACTGTTCCTGTAACACCTCTTTGGTTAATAGCCATATCACCATTGATGATAAGATTTTTACCTGCTTGTGAAGTAATAGGACTGCCACTTGCATTTTGTAATCCGCTAGAAGTAATTTTAGCTTTGGTTACCCCTGCTGATTGTAGTTCTATCTCACCACTTGTATCAGAGGTTAATTTTAATCCATCACTTGTATCTGCATTAATTATTGTAGCCATATTATAATACCACCCATCGTTGTCCAGAAGGAATAGTGACTGTAGCTCCACTATCAATTGTAATCGGCCCTACACTCATAGCATTTTTCCCTGTTGTTAATGTATAGCTAGTTGTTACATTAAGTTCATTTTCTTGAAATACTGCATCACCACCAGCACCTGTTGCTCCACCACCTACTGATCCCCATCCAGCTGATGTATAGCCTTCAAAAGAGTTAAGTGTTGTGTTGTATCTTAAATAACCATTGTTTGGACTACCATCTCTTTGCGCTGTTGTTCCGTTCGGTAGTTCTGCTGATCCTGTATTAGAAGTTTTTACTACAACTGTTGTGTCATCTAAAGCAACATTTTCCCAAGCACTGCCATTATATACTCGCATATCATTTGATGTACTGTTAAAATATAATGCGCCTGTAATTAAAGCATCTCCATCATTGTCTGTAGTAGGATCAGACGCCTTAGCACCAAGATATCGATCATCAAAACTATCAAAACTAGCTGCTGAAGATGCGGCACTTGCGGCAGATGCAGTCGCTGAACTAGCAGATGCGGTAGCTGAACTAGCAGATGCTGTGGCTGATGTTGCAGCGTTAGTTTCTGAAGTGGCAGCATTTGTTTCTGATGTTGCAGCGTTAGTTGCTGAAGTAGATGCTTCACTTGCTTTTGTTGTCGCAGTTGATGCAGAAGTTGCTGCATTTGTTTCGCTAGTTGCAGCGTTTGTCGCTGATGTACTCGCACTGGATGCAGAACTAGCTGCGTTAGTTTCTGATGTACCTGCATTGGTTGCTGCGGTACTAGCAGTAGTTGCACTGGTTGAGGCATTGCTTTCAGATGTTGCTGCATTGGTTTCTGATGTTGATGCTGCACTAGCACTTGCTGCGGCATTAGTCTCTGCTGTCTCTGCGTTAGTCTCTGCAGTCTCAGCATTAGTTTCTGCTAGCTCGGCTGCTGCCTGTGCTGCTTCAGCTGCAATCCTTGCTGCACCTGCTGCCGCTGCATCTACCACAATATCCCATTTAGCTGAGTCAGCGTTAGACGATATAGGTAATGAGCCAGAAGATGTATGTGCTACCTGACAGATGTATACGTTATCATTCGTTGTATCTTTGATTAAGTCACGCTTGTTATATGCTATGCCTGCTGCCCAATCACCTTTCCAGTCACCAATCAGCTCACCAATAGTTGGGTTGCCATCATTATCAAACGCTAAGGTTTTGTTTGCTCTTGTTGTATTATCAGGCAACTCCATATTAATGGTAGTAGGGTCTGTGTTTGGCGCACGAAGTGATCGATTAGATTGTTCTAGGTTTTGTTGGGTAAAGATAGTAAGACTGTCTAACTCATCATTCAGTGATGCAGCAAAGAGTGGGCCACCTGTCGTAAAGTCAGTAGTCCTTTGTATGGTTCTATCACCAACAATAGTAATACGATCATCAGCATCTGGTGTAGTAGGCACATTAGTACCCACAACAATAGTTACACTACCTGTACCATCAGCACTAATAGCAACTGTATAATCAGTCGTTAGTGTTAGCTCTGTATCATTAAAGTATACGGCTAGATCAGTATTAACCAGTATGTTAAACGCATAAGCATACGGGCCAGTACCTGCTGAACCAGTATAGACGATACGCCTTGTTGTTGCTGAAATGTCAATTGCCATAATTTATAATCCTCTGCCTTATTTTACCTACAATATTTATTAAATTCTACTAAATGATATCTCTTATTATTGATTAATATCTAGTTGTTCCTAACACTTCTTCCCTAATTTCTAGCTCATCTTCATAGTCTTGAATTTCAGGATATATTTCTTTAAGTTTTTCGTAAGCATCACTATATGCTTGTGACATTACTGATTTAAGTTTAGACTGTACATCGCCAACATCATATGATGTATCAAATTTAGCTCCCATATCCATAATGTCTGATTGCAATTGACCTCCATTAGTAGCAATTTCAATCCATGTATTATATTGTTCTGCTGTAAATTCGTAACCATTCTTTCTAAATGGAGGAACATATACTTCTACATTCCAATCAATTAATGTTTGATAACCCTCTATGTATTTGCCTGTTGATAATTTAAAAGGACTAAACATTTCGTAAAAGTTTCCTTTTCCAACAGTTACTTCTTGACCTGATAGTGGATCTAATCTTGGTGGTACTTCATTACTATAGTAAGGTAAGCGTGATTTATATTTTTTGATAGAAGCATCCCAAGGAGTTTCGCCCTCACCAGGTAAGTAAGTATTAACAGTAGGGTCTAAGTATCTTTCTATTGTAGCCTTGCCACTTTGATATGCCCCAATTGGTGAACCTTGTATAGCAAATTCAGACATTATTTCACCCATTTTTTTAAAAGACCTTAAAATACTTTTTTGATCATCTCCAGATCCTATAACATTCATTAAATTACCTAACCCATCTAACATAGGCATTTCAGAAAGAATATCATAACCACTCATAACCCCTGCCATAACTACCTCTTCTGATAATCTTTGATCATGATAACCTTGTGAGCTTGCATAAGAATTAACCATAAAGAACTCGCCTATAGAAGAACCAACACCAAGCAATGTTGAGATAGGTTGTAAGCCTTGATATGACACATATATCTTTCCTTGACCTTGTGTTACTGTGCCATATGTTCTAAGCTCATTCATTCCTTCTTTATCAAATTTATCTGAATCAAATACAAATGAATAAGGTTGCCATCCCGTTGCTTCAAGTGTTTTTCTCATCTTTTGATTTGATGGGCCTGAGCCTGTCATGTGTCCTGCCATAGTTAAATATCCAAAACCACCCATAACACTTGATCCCATACCTACTTTAGCTAATGCTAAATCTGCTTCTCTGCCACCAGCTTTTATTGCTTTTATAAAACTAGGTTGTAAAATAGCAGCAGGGGTATGTTTTAAAGCCTCTGTTACTAAATTAGTTGGCGTTCTTACAAAAGGTGCAAACATTTTTAATATAGGGCCTCCACTCATTAATGCGCCATCATTAATTCTTTTTTGCACAGTAGCCATAAAACCTTCTAAATTCTTAGTAAAAGTCATTTCTTTAGAAAATTCTACTGCTTGCTTTATCATATCTTCTGGTGGGTTTTGTACTATATCATCGTAATAGGTTATGCCTTTTGCTCTCGCTTTATCTAATGGCATACCACCCTTAATCAAAGAATCAACATAGTCATTTTTCGCCCTACCTGCTAATGCTTTAAATTCTGCAAATCTAGCCAATCCTTTAAAAAATTCATCTTCAGCCATTAATGCTCTACCAGGCAATGAAATAAACTTACCATACAGAGACATACCCTTTCTCATTGTTTTGCCAAAGTCTGTATCTCCATAACTTACATTATCAAAAACATTTTGTGCGCCTTCTAACTCTAATTTACTTTTACTTCCATCTAATGGTGCATTGTTTTTAAAAGCTTTATACCCCAATCTAAAAGAATCTGGCACAGATCCAAAATAATCCATAGCAAAATTAAATGCTTCATCTACTGGAATAGCTGTTTCTCCTCCTGGTCTTATCCCTCTTCTTATATGACCAATACCTGATGCCATTAATCTTGTAGGTGCTTGAAATACACCATAAGCTAAATTAGCAGACATATTTTTCATATGTGTTACTGGTGATGAAAGTAATCCATTAATCCATGTTGTTTGCCACATTTTAGTAAGAATTTCTGCACTTTCCATAACTGATCCAAAACGCATAGATGCCGCTTTACCTTTCTCATTAACAGTATTTAATAATAAAAATTTCTTTGCTCGATCAACAGAATTTACACTAGCACCTTGTGCTTCTAGTATTTCTAATTTATCTAAAGTTCCTGTAGCTCCTCTAGCTTCACCAAACATGCGCAATGAACGACCAATGTCAGCAGTTCTACCTTCAATCGCTTTAGATAACTCACCCATTAAAGTAAACATTTGATCAAATTTAACTTTCATATTTACAGTTAAAGTGCCATCTGCTTCTGCTTTAATTATTTTTTTAGCCATTGCATCTGTTTGTGCTGCAACATTAACTTGTGTTAATAACATCTTTCTAACATAGGTAGGATCAGCAACAGTTTTCTTATTAGGATTTAATATGTTCTTAATAAACTTTTCTGAATATAATTGATTTTGTTGTATATCATATATTTGGTTTGTAGGTTGTTTCTTAATCCAAGCCTCAGCTCCAGCTTGTGTTTTAAATGTAGAAATAGGTACACCATCTTGAATAATAGAAAAAGTAGGTGTACTTAATTCCTTAGCTAATTCCTTGATAGGCATTACTTTTAACTTTGCAGAAAATTGCTCTCCTGAAAAATTAATTAATTGCTTCATGGACTCAGCTCCATTAACATTATCAAGATTAAATACAGGAACTTTCTTATTTTTTCCACGCTTTGTAATAGGGGCAGGCTTACCTGATGATGGTTGATCCTTTGCTTCTTTAAGCACTTTTTTAACATCTACAGGTTCGTAGGGAGTAACGATATAATCGCCATCTTTAGGATCAATTTTATCAAATACAGATTTGTTTAATATCTCTCTTTCTGTAAGAGGTTTTTCTTCTTTTACTTTCTTACCTTTTGTAAGTGTCTTTAAAATTCCAATTCCAGCAACTTTTTCTTCCTCACCAGTAAATACCGAAGTAGAATCGTCAGGTGCAATATTAACCTCAGTAACAACGCTATCTTGTATTACAGGATTAGGGTTTTCAGGATTAATGTTTTCAGCAGCTTCTTTAACAGCTCTACTGTCTACTACTAATTTGTCTATATCTTGTTCTAAAGAATCACTCATTTGCTTTTACCTTTATTTTTTTACAGTTTCAACTATTTTTTTTCCGCCTTTAACTAAGGGAATTAATCCTACACCAGGCGTTCCAACTTGCCCAGCTTGTTCAGCTACCCCTAATACTTTTTTTTTAAGTTCAGAATCAGCCTCGCTTTTAGGATCAAACCCCATTTCAGTCAAATCTTCTCCAATAGCCTCTGATGTTCTGCCAAGTAATGGAGGTAAGTTTAATGCTTTTATATCATCAAACCCTCTCATAAAGGAATCAAACTTAGAAATTACTTCTTGTTCAGCTTCAGGGTCTTTAATTTTTTCCATTAATTTATCTATTTGATCTTGAGGTATATTATATAATCCTTTAGCAATACCTAATAAATCTCCAGCTAAACCACCAACTTCCATTGCAACGCCTTTACCTACCGCTTGAGGAATTTGTTTGGCAAACTTTTTATCTTCTTCACTCATTAAAGTATTAATAGGAGGAATGCCATACCCAAGAGAATTTACTGCACCTAAATCAAATAAAGATGGCTGAACGGATGCTCTTGCTTTTTCTTGCAACGCCTCTATGTCTATTACATCATCTTCATCAACTGCAAGATTATCTAAATATATTTGATCTAGTTTAGTAGCCATTATTTAAACTCCTTAAATCTTTTAACCTGTTTTTATATCCGTAAAATGTATCAGTAGGATTTTCTTTAAGTACCTCTTCAATTATAATATCTAATTGTGCATCGCTCATATCTAAAATTTGTTCAACAGTAATATCTTTATATATACTATCATTAGGTAATACATTATTAATTTTAGTTTTTGTTAGGTTTTCAACTGTCGCTTTGTCTTTGTCAAAAATTTCTTTGTACAACCCTTTTAACTCACCACCAATTAAATCATTTACAATTGTTACTTGATCAACAGGTAATCCTTGTTCTTCTAATGCTCTAACTTTCTCAGCAAATGTTTCTAAAGCTTTACCTAATGGTATTTTAATTTGTTCTTTTATGTTTAAATCATTACCTACAACACCCATTTTTCTTTGAATAATAGCGTTACCTACTTTGTACTTATCTTGATTACGATATGCTTTTCTTAATTCTGCATATTGCTTACTATTTATTTCTTCATCAAAATATAAAATTTCTATTTGGCTTACACCAACACGACCAAGTTTTATTTGGTCTAATGTATCTTGAAAAGTCTCTACTTGATTAGATGATGGCTCTCCCTCGCTAGGCTGTTTATATATCTTCTCTTTTTGTGTAGGACTATAAAACTTACCTAATGGTCTTTGTTTATCTATAAACTCTTGTGGCGTTAATCCTGCTGTGTTATCACCAAAATAATCTGTTTCATTTATGTCTACTGCTTCTTCGTTTGCTTTTTTTGTTTGTTTGTCTAAAGCTTCAGTTAGATCATTCATCTCTTTTTCTTTAGCAATTACTTTTTTTACAATATCTTCTTTGCTTCCTCGTAGACCTCTTACCTCTAACAAATTATCAAATGTTGTATCAGTACCATCCATAAATTGCATTACAGTATTATCTTCTGCAATTTTAGCAACAATGTAATCCTGTATAATTTCATTCTCTTTGGTCCATAATTTTACATTTGCTTTTGGATCTCCAAGCTCATTATTAACTCCAATAACATCATTTCTAATGTCCTTAGTTAGAATAGTAGCTTTTATAATATCCCCATTTTCAAAAAACTCAGCTTTAAATTCTGAAAGATAATTATTATTAAATAAAGTAGCTTGAGCTTGTTTTCTTTCTAATTCTATTTTTGCTACTTGCAACTTTGCAGCAGACACGACACCATATCCAATCTTGCTTGCTTGTGCATTAAATTTAACAGCACTTTTTGGATCAATTTGTTTTAATATTTCATATGTTGCATCAACATCTGCTTGTAAATTTGTAGCAATACTGTCGGCTTCTGTAGCACTAATAACTTTATCTTTAATACCTGTTTTTGTTATTTCTGCCTTATTTAAAAAATCAGCTATTGATTCTTGTCTAAACAACTCTGCCTGAACTTTTCTAGCACTGTTTCCAAAAACTGTTCCTTCCTTAGCAAACAAAGCATTTACATCTTGGTCTTGCTGAATTGCCCTAGTAATTTGTTCTTTAGTAGGCGAATTTTCTACGCCATATAGTTCGCCTCTTTGTATAGCACTTTGTTCTAATTCACCTAATGCCATTTCAGATACTTGATCTAAACGATTTTGTAAACTTTTAGATGCAATTAAAGCTTGCCTAGTATCTGTATCAGTTACAGAAGTTACTTGAGCTAATCTTGCATCACTTTCATATTGGTCTAATGCCATAATCTATCCTAACTTACTATAAGAATATGCTGCTGTTCCAAGTTTAATACCTGCATCTAACATAGCATCTGTTGGCGCACGACTTGCAGAAGAACCATATATATCTGCATTAACTTGCCCCATAGTTGCTATTCTATCTATACTCATTAAATCAATTTTATAATCTTTTCCATATTCTTGATCACTTACAATTTGATTTAATAATGCAGAACCATCTAATCCACTAACGCCACCAGCATAACTTTTAGATATGTTTGCTGCTTGAATTCTTTTTAATCTGTCAAATCGATCCATACTTGTTTGAATAGCATTGAATTTATCTGTTTCCATTTGTGCTAAAGTTTGTAACTCTTGTATCTTGTATTGGTTTTTCATTATGTCGCCTTGCCGTATGCTTTGCATAAAACTTAAACCTTGAGTTAAACCAAATACAGCACCCATTGGGCTTAAACTACTTAAAAAACCTGTAGAGCCAAGTAATCCGCCACCACCACCACCTGCTAGAGTAGTCATCATAGATGTTGAGCCAGTATATGCCCCTCCCGCACCTGCTGCTCCTGCCCCTGCTGCACCTCCTGTTGCGTACATTGCCCCTGCTGTTAATGCTATTGGTACTGCTACTTTAAGTACACTGCTCATATCCTATGTTCCTTGATAAACCGATATTTTATATTCTAAACCCAATAAAGTAAGCTTTAATGGCGCACTCTGTGTTACTGTAATTTGTCCACTATTGCTATACCCAAGTATACCATGTAAGACTTTAGTCCCTGTAAACTCTGCTACTGCTGTATCTAATGCTCCAGATCCTAAACTTCTTATTGGAACTAAATTACCATTAATGACTATGTTCTGTGTTTCAAACAATAAAGCATTGACTTCTACTATTCGTTTTTTAAATCCTATTCTTGTGCCTGATTGCATTTTAGTTTCTAATGGCATAGTTGTTATCTGTATGCTAATAGGTAATCCACACTCTGAACTCGCAGTTGGTGGGTTAGTAAAAGTAACTGTGCCTCCTCCTGGTACTGTTTGATTTGCTTCTACATATCCATCTGAAATACAATTAACTGTTTGTCCTTCTAGGTGTGCCATGTTAGCAGTTGCAGATGTTGTCCCTACTACGCCACAATCAGTTAAAGAATCATCATCAAATACTTCTACATAGTATTTATCTGAACCACTATCTGTTCTTTTAACCACTGTATATATGTCTGTAATGTCTACACCTACATCTATAAATGATCCTGTTGTTGTAAATTCAGATGGTGCTATAACATTTTGTGATTGCAGTAATGAGTAAACAGTTATACTGCCATCAGTAGCATTTGTTATTAATAATAAATCGTTCTCATCAGTAGCCACTGCACGCCTAATATCCATGTTAGTAGGATCTTTTAATAAATGTCCACTAAGTAAAGATACTTTAGATGTTTGATAAGATAATGTAGTGTCTGAATAATTAATAGTAGATAATGCTTTACCTTGTCTTTGTATAAATAAGATGCCTGATTCTAATTGCTTTACTCGTACACCTTCTTTTGAGCCATTACGAGAGGTAGTAGATAAGAAAAAGTTAGATGGTGTTATAGCTGATATATTATCTTGGATAACAGCAAACTCACCACCAGTAGTAAAAATTTGTAAATCCCTACCAGAGATAATATCCGTAATAGCATTAAAAGTATTGGTATCTAAGGTAGCTTCTACTGCATCATCATCTAGTCCTTCTACTGCTTCAAAATCAAAAAATAATGCTACTTTCGATCCCCATATTGTTGATGGCCTTGACTTACTACCACCAAAATATAATCGTCCTTGATGAAAGGTAACTGTTCTTGGGTATCCTTTTGTTGCTGACCATACATCTTCATAACCTGTTTCTAGCTCCCAATCAGCATTGGCTATTTGTGACGTATCAAAGAATGGAAACTCTGTTACAACATTAACTGTTGTGCCTGTTGTTACCTCTACAATTCTTGCTCGACCTTGTGGTACTACATTAATATATTGTCCAACATGAGCAGCTGTAAATATAGAATGCTGTGAGGTTAAAGTAACTTTTCCTGAAACATCGCTTGGTGTTAAGTGACCAGCAGCACTTGTATTAAATATAACAATAGTAAATGCGTATTTAGGAATAGAATCAAATGATATAGTGCTAATAGTCCAATCAGTATCTGATGCGCCACGAACTATCTTTCTAGGTGCTAGATCTGGATGCACAATAATTAATGTATCAGCAGATTGTGTCCAACACATTTTGTCTAAAAAAGTGCTAGTAATTCCCGTACTAGCTTCTGTATGTACTAATGCTTTGTTTTTGTATACAAACATAGTGTCGTTTGTAAAACACAACATATAACTATCATCTACAGAAAACTCAAACGCTACTAATCTAATGCCACTTGCTGGAGTTCCTGTAAGTTCATTTATAAATTTAGTGCCAGGTCTACGAGTAACGCCACCTTGTGGCTGACATATAACATTTTTTGCTGTTTCTAGCGCATTGTTATAAGATTCTATATCTATTCTAGCTCTGACAAGAGGATCTAACTCTCCAGAAGTAAAGTTGGTTTGCATGCTAACAAAGCGTGCCATTAGTACCTCACATCAATAAGTGTAAAGTCTTGTATTCCGTTTGTTGGTTGACCTTGCCCATCTATGTTCATAGCTTGGCGCATGTAACCACCACGACCATTTTCTGATGGAGTGCCTTGTGCTACTGTTCTCCAGTAATCAGTCTTTTCTAATTGGTCTGTAATAGGCATTGCTAGATGCCATGCTAATTGATACTTCATGTTTTGCACAAAGTAATGTGGCATTTCATATTCTTCTACTGCATATTGATAATCAACATACACTTCTTCATAGTTAGATAATAACTTACCACCAACTAATCTATATTCTCTTTGTGGCACTGATCCCTGTGTACTACTAATGAACACCTTTCTTGGTGTACCTATCATATCAGCAGGTAGTGCATATTCGTATTTGTATTCAGTTGTAGGCGTAGTAATTAATCTAGCTAACTGAACTTTTTTAAATGAAAAAGACCAAGGATAACTTGCTAAAGTCTTAATCTTAATATCTTTGTATAAACTATCGCATATGTTAGCCTCGTCCGTACCTTCAGTGAACGATGATATAGGACTTGCTCCAAGCATTAATAATGCATCAGAACAAATTGATAATGAGGTGTCTCCAGATGCCATTTATATTCTCCAATTGTACAAATAGGCGAGAGCCGAAACCCTCACCTTTTTGTATTTAAACTACAACTAGGCTACAGAAATATCTGTGCCAGCTGACACATCAACAACGCCTGCCGCTGTGTTAGTTAGTACGATGTGTAGTGATGCTGCTGGTGTAGCAGTATCATAAATCATTACTAAATCACCCACTTTAAGCACGCTTGATGCATCGTTAAAATAACCAGAAGCTGCTACTGTTGCTTTAGCATCTGCTGATTTGTAAGTCCACATTTGAGGAGCATCACCAGCTTTTGACTGTGCGCCAGCTGGGCTTAGTCCATCTATGTTATAAGCCATTTTTATATCTCCTTAAATTATGATTCGTCTGCTTGAACTTCAACAATACCTTCGCCATCAATAGCAACTGAGCAAGCTGATAGCATTGCGTTTACTAAGTGTGATGTTTTTTCAGGTACATAGTTGATTTCAGTTTTAGGGCCGATGCCTTCGCCATAACCAATAGCAGTCTTATGGAATGCTAGGCAAGAACGAATATTTGAACCATCAATAGAAAGACCACCTTCAGTACGATCACCTAATGTGTGGAATTTAAATCCTAAGAATGTGTCAACTTCGCCAGATACTAACGCACGAACTGTGTTGAAGTCAGCGGATGTTACTGCTGTTTCTGATAGTAAGTGTGCTAGGTTGTTCGCATGAATAATCATGTGTCTGTCTTCTGCTGGTACATTGTTAGTGTCCATTGTTTTCTTTGCATCACGAAGTTTAGCAACTGTTAGGTTTGCAGAGCCATGAGCTACTGTAGAACCTTTACCTGCTAAAAGTGCATCAAGGATAAGTTGATCTTGTCGACGACCAATAGCGTTCGCTACTACTTGAACTAACTCTGTTCTTTCTTCAAAATTAACTTTTTGTTGCATGAAGATGTCTGAATACTCAGCTGCGTTCCAATCTTGCATAGTCGCAGTAACTTGTGAAAAGTCAGTATTGAGTGGTGTAACATCTGTTTGTGGTACACGAAGTGTAGCCACGCCTTTCCCAACTTTTGGGAATTTAACTAAATTGCCTTCAACGCCTCGTCTTTGTCTTGTAGCTTCTACAAGTGCAGCTTTACCTTGGTAAGCCTGTTTAACTTCGGCATCAAAGAGCGTTACATATGCTGGGGATAATCCGATAGACATATATATTCTCCTTAGAAATTAATAAATAAAAAAATTAATCGCTTTGGTATGCCAGAAGTCTGGGCCTGTGCTTGCTAATTACGATAGCCATACGACAAGGTTACTTGCGTTTAAGGGTTGTATTACGAGTGAATACAATAAGCCTTAACTGTAAAGTAGCATACAATCAAGGCTATTGCAATAAATATTAACCGAAGTTTTGTGAAAAAGCTTTTTCTACTTTGGCTCTGTATACAGGATCAGTTTGATATTTTTCATCTCCGACCATAGCGTATAGTTCTTCTTTTGATGGCGCACCATCTACTGGGGCAGTTTCTACAGGAATGCGACCTTCATAAGAACTTCTAACTTTTTCTAAAGCTGCAAGTCCTCTTGCCGTACCTCCCATTATTTTGAACTCTTCAAAGTCGTCTTTTCCCCACACGCCTTTCTGGACTAATCCAGCACCCCATTTAACCATGCCATTAATTCTAGCATCAGCGTTAGGGCCGAGTTGTCTTCTTTCTTCTTCTAAATTAACTTGATATTCTTCTGTAGCATTTTTATTCATGCCAACAACTTCACTTACTAATGAATCTAGTGCAGCTTGACTAATACCATTTTCTTTTGCCCATCCAACAACATGTTGTCTAACAGGATCATCTTCAGGAGTTTCACCAAATGCACCTAAATCATACTTACCATCTTTTGGTGCTTTGTGTGTTCCTTGAGATATTTGTTTCCTTAAGTCCATCCAAGATTTAGCTATACCTTCTAAATCAGGTTCTGCTCCATCTTCTTTCCAAAAGTTTTCAGGCCACCATTCTGGTCTTTCTAATGGTTCATCATCTCCCTCTTCTGCTTTTACTACTTCAGGATCACGATGATCGATTTCTGTTTCTTTTGGATCTGCACTGACTTCCTCTTCTGGTGTTGCATCGTCGAGTAGGCCAGTTGTTTCTTCAGTTACCTCTTCCGAAGTTTCTTCAGTCGTACTAGGCTCGATTGCTTCTTCCATTATAATTTCCTTGCTCTAATTATCCTTGCTTCTATATCTCTAATTATTGAATTTTGCCCTTCTCGATAAAATGCGTAACTAGAGTCGCTACCTGGCAAGGCTACAGGTTGCTCTAAAATGGTTTTGCGTAACCATTCCATTAATTCTATTCCGTTCTCATTACCGAATACTCTTAAACATAATCGGTCTGTATCGTCTCTTTGTTGTTTAACATCACGCACATCAAGTGGTAATGCTTGTTCTAAGTCATCCCATCCAGCCATGTTATTCTCCTATCTCTGCATCTTGCATTAATGGTCTGCCTGATCTTCTAGCCTGACCTGCTTCTTGATCCATAATGGTGTGTATTTCTTGAGAGCGTTTGTTTAGTTGTTGTGGATTATCATAAATAGGAAATTTATTAGATTGAATATCCTTTTTCCATATATTATAAAGTTGATCTTCATTAGTAATAATCTTACCTTGATCTCTTATATATCCAGGAACAGAAACAAATTTTCCTTTGTTTGGGCCTTCAGGAATCATTATACCTGTTGAGTAAACAGTTACTGGTCTACCTTCTGAATCACGACCAACTTTACCTGATTTCATTGTGTCTTTATGATACTTGACAATATTTTTTTCTTGCTTACTTAAAGTCATCATATGACGAGGCATATTCATATCAGTCATAATTTATCCTTGTTGTTGTGTTGCTGCTTCTACTACTTGTGCAGTTGCTTCAGGATTTTCTGCTGCCATTTGCATCATTTGTTGTTGTTGTGCAGCTTGTTGCATTTGTTGTTTCATCATCATACGCTCTTGAGGTGTTGGTCTAAGTCGTTGAGGTACACCTAACTTCTCAGCAATGTAATCCATCATTTCATCTACCTTAATATTAACTGCGCCTTCAGGCCCAGCACCTTGTGCAATCTGTGCATACTGTAATACTTGTTGCACTTCTTCCATATTCTGTGCCATTGCTAATGGTGCAACAGGTGATACTTTTATTTCTAATCCATTTACTTTTAATGGTAATGCAATCAAACCTTTTTCATCCATTACTTGTAGCATACGCTTTACAACAGGAATCATTGTTTCGTTAATTAAACGACCAAATGCAGAACCTAAATTCTGTGATAATTCTTTCATACGCTCTACAACTTCTGTTGCTGATCGTGCTGACATATTATCTGGTGGTAATGATTCATCTAGTAATGTACGCTTGATGTTACCTCTTAAATCATCCATAACAATTTGTGATACATTAAAGTCACCAGCTCTTGGTAATGGTCTTAATGATTCACCTTGTGGGCCACCATTTCTAGCTACAGGAATAATAGCACCAGGCATAATCTTAACTGTGTTTGGATTTAATACACCATCATCTGCCGCAGTATAAACACCACTAATAGATAATGAAGCATTCTTTAATACTAACTCTAATGTTTTATTGAGTGTTTTAATGTCAGGCATAGCAGTAATAAGTGGGCCTCTGCCATATGTTTCTCCTGCAACTTTTGCATAACGAGAAACAATCCAAGGAGTATTATCCATTCTTCTATACACTAATTCTGTCTTACTTCTTTTGTCAATTACATGATAACAATAGTCACCACGCTCAGGATCGAATATAGTTGCTTCAACTAACTCAACTTCTTCTGTTGGTTTTTGATCTATTAGATTTTTTAACTCTGCTGGAAGTTCTGCATCAGGCCACTGTCTTTGTATAGACTCTGATTTTAACTTCATTCTTCTATAGACATTATCTACCTGACCATTAGCTCCCTCGTCAAATGCAACTAAAAATTGTGGTACAGAAATAAAGTTTATAGGATTTGTATCGTCTCCTGGTTGCACTAGCATAACTGCTGTACCTACGCATAGGTCTAATAAGAACTCACCAATAGCAATATCAAAGTTAGATTGTTTTAATGTATCAAATAACTTATCGCCATACGCATCTAATGCAGCTTGTGCTTCTGCTTTTCTGTCTTGTGGTATATCTGAACCAGGCTCTAGTCGACACCACTTTCTTTGTGGTGGAAATATGCCTGATTGCATTCTATTTGCAAATCGTTGTGTAGAGTTGATTGCAGTAGAATCAAACACACGATTCATTTTCTTTTGACCTTGTACGCCACCATTATAGTAGCCATCGTATAAATTTCTTTGTGGTAATGCAAACTCGTAAGCTTCATCATAAAGACTTCTAAAATCTTCTTTTTTAGTTAGTGCTTTATCATGCCTAGCTAATACTTGCTTTGCATCTAATCTCATCATTGCCATAGTTATGCCTTTTTATTTTTAGCTGCAAAATTACGAGCGGCTTCTTTACTGCCAAAACCCCACTTCTTTAATGCAAGTTTTAATCTTGTTGGTCTGCCTTTTGAATCTTTTAGTGGCCCATCCATACCGCCAAAACGAGCAGCAAAAGACACGCGCCTGCCATCAGTCCCAGACCCTTGGGGGCGTTTAAGATTTGAACCTTCAGTTCTTTTAAAATGTTTACGACCTGCTTCATTTAATCCTCCCTTTGGATTTTGATATTTCTCTGCTACCATTATGCTATTTTCTTTTTCTTCTTAGGAAAGCCAGCTAACATGTTTTTATATGCTTTGTCTGATATAGTAGATTTAGATTTAGGACGACTAATCCCTTTTTTCTTTCTTGCATTCATATTTGCATATAAACCTTTAGGCATTACTTTTTCTCCTTTGTCATTAACTTTTTAATTTTCTTTCTAAACTCTGCTAGAGATTTAGCTTTCTTAGCTTCTTCATAAAATTTATCATATTGCTTTTTTCCTGAAGCAGTATCTCCACTAAATGCCCTATCAAGCATTCTAGTTGCAGCAGCTGATATTGGATTTTTTAATCCTGCTTTTGTAGCCGCTTCCATTCTTTGTGCTGTTTTTGATTTTTTATCTTCTGCCATTGTTTATCCTAATTTTGTTTTGCCAATACCAAGACCTAAACTACCAAGTGCTGGTAACCCTGTTGCTAATCCTTCATCTTTCCTTGTTGATCTTCCCATCAGACCACTACTACCTCTTGCGGTACGCTTACCTTTTTTACTTTGTGCAGTAGCTCTTTTTGACAGCCTTGTTCTTTCTTTTGCTTGAGATTCAATTGATTTAAGTTCGCCAACATCTAAATCTCTTTGCTCTTGATAATCAACTTGTCTAGTTCGTATAGGACCATACATACCTTGCCTATAAGGAATAGGCCCAGATCCATACATACCTGTAGCTCCTTGACCTGTACCATCTACCCAATATGGCTGACCACCACCAGCAAAAAAGCTATAATTGCCTGACCTAGCAAGGTATTGTGTTTTGGTTTTCTTTTCTGTAATGCCTTCTTTGATTTGTCGATCAAGTTGTTTGTTCCACCAATCCTCTGATTTAAACTGATCGCCAGCAAGCTTTCGTAGCTCTTCTTGTAATTCTTTTTGTGGAGCAACTAATCCTTTAGATAATGCCATTCCAAAATCTAATGCCATCGTTCTAACCTAAAGTCTTTTTATATTCATCATCTATTCCTGTTTCAGGTGTTAGACGATCTGCTAATAACATACGAGAACCACCACGAGTTAATGCTCGTTTTTTAGAAGCCATTGTTTCTCCTCTTTCTCTTCTTTCTTCTTCTGCTTCTTTTGTTGCTTTAGCAGTTTGTTCCCTAGACATTCTTAAAGATTCTTCTGCTGCTGATGTATCTGGCTTTGGTGCGCCACCCATAATACCACCCATTACTTTCTCCTCATTATAAATGTATCATCTTTGTCAGCACTATATTGTTTCATCAAACCTTCTGATTCAAACTTTAAATATTTTGCCCAAGACAAAGCTCGCTTATCGTTAGAGTTTACTGTTATTTGTAGACGATGTAAACTAAATGATATCTCACAGGTATCAAAGAATGATATAGCACTTTTAGTCATAGCTATTGGATATCGTCTAGCTTTCTCTGAAAATATAGACCACGCTTCAGCAACACCATGCCACATGACAAAACACCCAAACACAGCAACAGGAGTATCGCCAACGAATGCAGTAATACTAGGGCCACATTGAGACTGTATGTCCAAGTGGCGGATTCTATCTTTAAGCGTAATTGATTTAGGCGATTCATACTTTATGTCCCACTCAAAGTTTTTAATATGATCAATATGAAATGGTAAAAAATAAGCTCCCTTTACTACTGGCATTTCTTTTAATATTTCTACTGTCTTACTTAAATACATCAAACTCTGCTGTCGCAACAGTCTGCACAATCATCGTATTAGCTGCTAAACTGTTCTTAGTCATTCGTTTATGCTCGCCCCCACCTAACATTAAATAACCAAAAGCATCACCAATGTGTGAGTGTTCGTTTTTATTTGGACTATCTTTAAACCTTTCATGTCCTGCACCGACAGCAATACGCTTAAAATGATAGCCACCTGCTAATGACTTTCTTATCATCTTACATGATTTATCCACAATCAAGCCAGGTTTTCCATTAATTAATCTTTGCATTGGCGCAGCTGCTCCCTCTCGCCTAACTTTAAAATTGTTAGAAGCAGTAGGTTGCGCACGCAATCCTAGTGTTCGTAAGTAATCAAATGCAGTTACTTCATAGATTGCATCTCGTTGCATACCCGCAGGATCGCCCCATATTAATACTTGTGCTTTAGGATACTTGGCATTAAGTTCTGCTAACAATTGATTACCAAACCTTTCTAGTCCCATATCTTCTGTAACTATCTCATGCAAGATAACCCATCGACCATTGTTTAATCTTTGTCCAATAGCTGCGGCAGGTGTTAAACCAAAGTCAAGTCCAACATGAATAGGTAGTTGTGGATCATATTCTACTTCGCCACTCATCATTTGATCATTGTACTCAGGCCATACTGGTCTGCCTTCTTGTACATAAGTGTATTTACCTTCAGCATAACAGCGTATCCAATCTAGGTTTTTACCGCCTAGCATTTGCATATAGTAACCACTAGGTAAGTTATTTACATTTTCTGCTTTTCTATTGAGTGTCCACCATCTTCCTCCTGAGAAAACATGATCGTTGGCTTCTGGATTTTCTGGTAAATCTTCAGGCTGGACTTCGACCACACCGCCTGGTTGTTTAAAAAATTGCCAAGCAAACTTTCCTGACAGCTTGTCTTTTTCTGACAGTCTGTACCACCAGTGGTCGTCATCCATTGGGTTAGTGTCCATCCAGACTCCATGCCATGTAGGGCCACCATCACGCTTAGTAGGATACCTACCCACACGATGAGTAAGGCCGTCAATAACTGCTTTAGGAAGTTCTCTAGCTTCATTTACCCACGCTCCTGTAAGTTCTAAGGATAGTAGTTTGCGTACATCCTTTGGTTGATCAAGTGCTAGGAATATAACCTCACAGTCTATTCCACATGCATCACCACGCTTAGGCAATCTAATATGATGTGTTATTGGTGGTGTATATAACATTGGCCCAAAAGTATTTTCAGGAAATATCTCTTGCCATGTTTTAATTGTTGTTGTTTTTAGTTCAGGATATGAGTTACGAACGATAACAAATCTCGTGTAACGAACATTGTCATGTGGTGATGGTTTCTGCCTGACAGCACGCATCATAATTTCAGCAGCACAAGCGTAAGACTTACCACTACCTACTGGCCCCATGAGTCCACGCACAAATGAATTATCCTGTAAGAAATCGTAAGTTGTTCTAGCTCCAGTAAAATCTAAATCAATTCCTGGGCCAGCAAGAGTTTTGGCACTACGGACTTTCTTATTGCTCATCGTCTATGTCTTTGAACTTCATTGTCAGCATACGCTTGAGTTCTTGATTCTCTGTATACAAAATATCAATAACTTCCATAACCCTTGAGTTGTTTTGATTTGCCATCTCAAACTCTTTACGCAGTTGATCAATCTGTAGCTTGATGTCCATGCTCTTTTCTCCATTGCTTCCAAAGTTGTAAAGTGTGTATTGCCTTATCTATATCCTCATCACCATTACCTTTTAGGTCTACCCTTGTGACATACTTAATGATTGTATGTTGCATTGCATTTAATTTATTAGCCATAGAAAACTGCATCGGCTGGATTTTCATTTGCGTGTAGTGATTACCACCTACTTGCGTATCTTTAGGATTCGTCATCTATTATCTCTGGTGCTTTAATATTAATACCAATTACACTTGGTTTATCGGATTCATCTGGGTTATCAAGTAAGCCACTTGCTTTTGCAAGTAAGCGTAATACCTGTACCTTGTCCCAAAACTCTACAGCTATCATACCATCCTTATCAATTTTAATTGATTTAATAGCTTGTAGTGAATGCTCAGGAATATCTTTACTTGCTTTAACTTGAACATTACCTTTATCATCCCATTCCATAACATCAGTTATTTTAGTGTTTGCCATACAAAGAAGGCTGTACGCAACAGCCTCTCTGTTTGCAGCGAGTGTCGTGCTTTTCTCCAGATTTCTCTGTAGCGTTCGGACACCGCCATACCCAGATAGACTAGGTATAGGTTTATTTTTGTTTTTAGTTTCAGCCATTAAAAGGGTAGATCATCTTCTATTTCGCTAAAGCTTTCAGGTTGAGGAGCTTTGTTTGTATTTTGTACTGGTGCGGTGCTACCTGAGTTCTGAACAGGATTACCAATCTTGATTCCCATCCAAGTCTTTCCACCCTTTTCGTTATTCCATAAATCGATGTAGTGTTCACTTCCATCAGGTAATAATATTTTCCCTCTATGATCTGCATGCCAATCTTCTGTTTTGCGGTCGTTCGGCCAAACTGATCCTTGTCCTGGTTTAACTTCATAATCCTGAGCCATGTTCTTCTCCTATATAATCATATAAATGTACGACAGCTTTACCGCCATCGATGTGTTCCCCTCTAGCAATCTCGATATATTCAATCTGGCTATCATCATCATACATGCCAGCTTTCATTAAAGCATCTAAAATAGCTTTTAAGGTGTTGTCTAAATCAAACTTTCGTTTCGATCTAGGATGAATCATTACGCTTATGGCAACTTGTTTATCGCCAAATGTTTGCGGTTTTTTATTTTTAACAATAAACGATACCTCTTCGGTAAACTTTACCCCAGCAGGACTTATATACCTTCTATGTCCATTTGCTTTCCAATAACTATTAACACTAGGTGGGTAAGGTAAATCTAGCCGAACAGTTTTTTTCATAACTTGTTTAGTCTACTATTTATATCAGACACTTTGTTTTTGCCTTTGCTTAAATAAAATATAATTGCTTCATTAATAATTCCAGCTTTAGTCTTTTCCTGTTCCTTTGCTGCCTTACCTAGCAGATCAACACTGGTTGGTGTTAGTCTAACTAGAAATGGTTTTAAATCACTCATGCTGTCTCCTTTAATCTTGATAATCTATCTAAGTAGTCTGGTTGATAATTACTATATTTTTCATTCATAAGTGTATTCGTTTTATAAAATCTCCAATCTTTCATATCTTCTATGTGAACTAACTTGCTATTAGTTGCGCTTCCATCCATGAAGCTAAATAATTGGCAAATGTAATATTCTTCAGTTGCTTTTCCTTCAATACATCCTTGGTTTTCTATTTCTAATCTGTTAGTTGTCTCATTATATTTATAAGTATGAAAATACTGTCCAACTAATTTTTGTACTTTAAAATCACTCACGCTAATCTCCTTTGTATTTATTAATAATTTTCTTACTCTTGGGTTGCTTCTTCTTCTTCTTCTTTAACTCTTTCGCTTGCTTATCGTACCTCAACGCTTGTGCTAGGGAGTGGACAGAGACTGACCGACCACCATTGAAAAACCCCTTAGTCATTTTCCAATACCCATCTGCTCTTGTCCACTTATACTCTAAGTTTTTTCCATCATTGAACTCATCGCATATTAATCTATAAAACTCTTTAAGTTTCAGTACAATTCCTTTTTACTTTACAGACATCATGCGAATCATAATATCTTACAGATCCATGCTTCATGTCTCTATTAATAATCTGTGTATCTTTTGGTAGGGAAATATATTCTTTTTGCAAACACTTATATTCCATTTCTACTTTATTTGGATCTGGATAATGTAAGCTGACATACAAAACCGCCTCTTGGCACGAGTTAAAATTTCCAACATACTCCCATTTAGAAAATGGCTCAGGCATTAAATTAATTACCATAACAAATGCAAATTCAATCATAACTACTCCTCAAAGTTGTTAATCTTATTTACCTTTACTATATGCTTAATATCTTCGTTGTCCAACATATATCCTTTAACATCATCCCATTTGATTGAGTCATCAAATATAATTCGTCTCAAGTTACCTCTGATGCCTGGATAGGCAGATCGCTTTCTACTTTCTACATATCCTAGCTCTTCTAACTTCTTTAGTTGGTTAAAGACATTCTGATAGCTTGTTCGTAACTTACTCGCCATTGTCCTCAAGCCAACAATACTAAATCCTTGTTTGTTACAGTACGCTGCTAATATACCCAGTGTTCTTATATTGGCGGCAGATACTTTCTTATCTATAATTGCTTTGAACGGCAACACAACAAAGTGTCTATGATCCTTATTCCTTAACTTCTTTATCTCTATAGATTTAGGTATCTCGTATTTCATTTAATCCCCACAAAAACAGGCTATACCTTCTTCGTCTTTATCAAACATATCTTGTTGGTTTATAGCATACTCTTTCATTTTTTTATAACTAGGTCTGTCTTTTCTAAAAGTACCTAGTGTTGCAGAATCTTCAGGTTTTTTATGGTCTTCAACATGAGCTTCCATTTTTATCCACCAATCTGCACGACTTGGCTTTTCTTGTATTAAACTTTGTATTTGATGTGCTGGTTTTAAAAAACACAGATCACAATTTCCGTGCATAGTTACACCTTTAAAATTTGACAATCCTAAATCAAAATCATTTTCTTTCCAAAATTTTCCTACATCTTGTTTTGTAATATTTGCAGCTACTAATGGGGTTCTGTGTATTGGTATTTTTGCTGCTCTTCTTGGTTCGTCAGCACGAATACCTACCCAATCCATATTTTCATTATGTTTCCAACCAATAGATTTACAATAATGATTGATAACTCTAATCTTTAAATTAATAGTACATATACGAGCAACAGGGTTAGGCAAATAAGGTTTTCCGTTTTGATCTATTGACATTGCAAACGGTTCACCATTGCGACTTGCTGTTTCAAAATTAACTATTTTAAATCTTTTTTTTGGAGTTTCGTGTGTTGTATATTCTAGCCATACAATAGGTACATTCCATTTGTCACCACAATCTCTAACAAATTCTAAAGTCTCTTCTACTTCCTTACCTGTATTAGCAAAACATACAATAGCATCTTCTGGTAACTTACCATCATTAGATTGCAATACTCTCCACAACATATAAGCTGATGTACGACCACCACTAAAACTAATAACTGTTGGTTCTATAATTTTAAATGGATCACTCATACAATAAGTATATATCATAGATATCTTAGGTCAAGTATAAACTATCCTAGGACAATACTAGGACTATCCAAGGATTATCCAGGGATTATATTTGGTGTCCGCAATTATGGGTTAATTGATTACCCCTTATAAACTATTAAAGTAAATCCAAGTAAAAATTAGTACCCCATAAAACAATGCTTATTAAAGAGGGACAACAATTAATATATGGGGGAACGTAGTTCCCCTTAACTATAGTTAGTGTTACCCTCGTTCCCCTAGTTTATAAAAATAAACTAATTGACTTATCTGCTCAATACTGTAAATTAATAAATACGGGGCCATTACCCAGCCCTCCCGTCGGTAGATGGTGACCAAGGGAATAAACGAGTTTAACTGCAGAGATACCTTAATAATCCATATCAGTTCATCGATATATAGAGAGTACAGGGATCGTGAAAGCGGAGGTTAATAACCTATACTAGATAAACGAGAGCCATCCCTCCTTTTTAAGGGAGTGACCCCATATCGAAAATACTCTTTTTCTATACGGGTTAGGTCTTATGTCGCTTTTAACTATCAAGGTGTCAATAGCGTAACGATAATATGTTGTCATATTAGTCTTTAAAAAAAACTTTCTTAAAAACAATGATATCGTAACAATCAATTGTAACGATCAGTCAGTCAACAATTTCCTATAAACAGTTTTTTGAGATTATCAGCAAAAATTTGAGTGAGACACCCCTATGTACAGGTCAATACCACCCCCCCCAAAGGTCTCTTTATCCACAGGCAATCCACAGGTTATCCACAGATCGATCCACAGAATTCCTGGCACTTATCCACAGAATAATCCACAGTGGCCTAGGTTTAATACACAGGATATGCACAGTGACTGCTTTGATTAATTAGTTATTTCACACACACAAATCAAACTAGCTTATATCTATCCCCATTTAATATGATATGTCAATTGCATCAATGACAATCATTATCTAGTCTATTAATATTAATTGATTATCTATTATTAAATAACATGATTAAATTAATTTAACATTAAGGTTGCAATAGATATCGATTTACTATATTGTTATATTCATAGATTTAATTAATCTATATTTTATAAACCATTAAAGGTAAAAATATCATGAAACTATTATCAATAGATACGAACGCGAAGACTTCAAAAAATACCAAATACGGATATTTAACGGGTATTCAATACTTTGCGCCTTATAATACAAGCGGGGTTAATTTATGCCCCATGGCCGAAAAGGCGGGTTGTATAGACTCATGCTTATATTATTCGGGGCGCGGGAAATTTCAAAATGTACAAGATGCAAGATTAAACAGAACGAAGTTATATTTAAATAATCAAGCCGAGTATTTTAAACAGTTAATAACTGAAATACGCGCATTAATCAAAAAGGCGGATAAAAAAGGTTTAAAGCCTTTAATTAGATTAAACGGAACTTCGGATATTAGATGGGAAAATATCGGCTTCGTATTCGAAGATATTTATTATCGTAATATCTTTGAATTTTTCCCTAACGTTCAATTTATGGATTATACAAAAATACCGAACAGGGTAGATAGTAAAAACGGGTTAAATGATTTTCCTACTAATTACGATTTAACCTTCTCATATTCGGGCGCGCCCGCCTTCAAAAAGTACAATCAACGCGCAATTGATAAAGGCGTTAGAATAGCGGTTGTCTTCGATAAGGTCGAGACAATGCCTATCAAGTTTCATGATCGTGAAGTTTTAAGCGGGGACGATAACGACCTTACATTCACAAAGCCTAAAAACTCAATTCTAGGGTTATATGCGAAGGGTTTAAAAGGTGAAATTCAAAAAGGGATTGATACTCAATTCATTCTCACAAAGGGGGGATAGTATGAAACTACTTTTAATCATAGCAATACCATTTTTATGCATAGCATTGGTTGTATTTTGCGCCATGATACTAGAACATTATTTTGATAGGGAGGATGACTATAAGAGCAAGATTTACAAGTAATTAAAGCATTGAAAATGGGGTTGCCTTAGTATTGGTAACCCTTTTTTTTTGCCTTAGAACGCCTTAAAATGCCTCCAAATATCTCAATGATCGAAATATGGCCCTATATTTCAATGATCGATCATAAGGGTTGAGATACCAAATTCAATGGCTGCAGTAATTAAATTTGCACAAAACGATATCTATGATATATAATTGTATCCAGGTTGAGATACCTATTTTTAAACTTTGATAAGGAAAAATAAACTATGAAATATTTAATCATTCATGTAACCAATGGTGATGACATGTCAAGTTCAGGCGTGTCGATCATCAATGCAAAAAATGATTCTGACATAGAATCACACATCCAGGAAAACTATATCAATGACCTTGGTCAAGATGTAAAAGTCACTAAAGATACTCGTGGCAGAATCACATCAGGTGGTGAAGAGGTCATACCAGGTTTACAGGTTATTTATAATACAGCATTTGGTTATGACAATGACCGAGAAGATTGTGATTTTATTGGTTTCATGCCATACGATGACACCATTAAAGCATTTTTGTTTGAGCCAAATATCTGTGAAGTAACTCCCTTGTATAGTAAAGAGACACTCAATGACATCATTGATGAGGTGCTTGAAGATTTAGACAATGGTGATTTAACCAAAGAAGATATTTTAGATGGTGATTTATTTGATTTCTTTGAGGGTTCTTATGGAAAAATCGTAACTAAAAATAATTTCAATGTGGAGGTGCAATCATGAACGATAACCGAGGAACTAACGAATATTTTGGGGATGAGGACGACATCCCAATGGACGGATTCCAACAACAAAAAGAACTAGAAGAGGCGCACCAACATTTTCTGATTAGAGATTTTGGTGAACTCGTGCTAGAACTTGGCTCAACAGCCGTCATAAGTCAATTAGATGATGATGCAAGACAAGAGTTATCAATGGCTTTTAATAATCTAAAAAAAGGAGAGTAGCATGGTAGGAAAAGTAACACCAAATGACCAACTTTCAGCATCCGAGATACCTGTATTGATGGGTGCTAGTAAGTTTAAAACAGTCAATGAACTGTTAAAAGAAAAGATGGATATTATCTCAGGGATTGAACCACCATTTATATCTAATGAATCAATGGATTGGGGCAATACCTTGGAGGAAACTATCTTGATTGAATCGTGTAAGCGTTTAGGATTAGATGTCAAAGATTTAACGACTAAACATCCCAAGCCTTACTTTCATAAAGATTTGCCATTCGCATGTAGTTTAGATGGTGATGTCAAAGGCAATAATTCGATCATCATGACCGATCTTGATAAGGGTATTATCTGTGTCAATGAGGACGAGATAAGGCTAGAAGGGGTAGGCATTGTTGAAGCCAAGCTAACTGCGCATGAGGTAGAGAGTGCAGACCAACTGCCTCTCTATCGTGGCCCATTGCAACTGCAAATGCAGATGGATACAGTCGGTGCGACTTGGGGTGCAGTGTGTGTCTTGTATCGTGGTACAACGCTACGGACTTTTGTTTACCAAAGGGATGTAGATGTATTGGCTCAAATACATGATGCTATCAATGACTTTCAGCGTAGGTTAGATAAGTACAAGACCAATGATGAGGTCGAATGGTATGACATCAAAACACCATCTGAGGCATCAAGCATCTTTGACCAGCCTGACAAGGATGAGATCGAGATACCTGAAGCCGAGCATTATGCTGAAAAGATAATTGAATTTAGAGACATGATAAAAGACTTGGAGGAGCAGATTGACTTACATCAGATTCAGATTATGAATTTTATGAGAGACAATCAACACGCTATTTCAGGGCGTTATAAAATCTCATGGCCTGTAATCAATTATAAAGCGCAGCCAGAAAAGATAGTCAAAGCAAAAGAAGCGAGAACTATTCGACAATCTAAACTTCGCATACGCGATAGGGAGTTATAACTATGGAAGATTATGAAATGAAAGATACTCATACTTTTTTAGAAGTATTGTATCGCAATGTAAAAGATGTAAGTAAAAGGCAAGACATTATTAAACTTTATTTTAAGGAGAAAGACAATGACAACAACATCGGAGATTGCTAAGGCATTCGTGTCAGCACAAAAGGAATTTGCACCTGCATTAAAGAACAGTACCAATCCACACTTTAAAAGTCAGTATGTAGACTTGGCAGGTTGTATTGAAGCGGTACTAGATGCATTACACAATCATGGGTTAGCACTAATACAAAAGACTCATGATGCAGAATCAGGCATCAGGGTTGAGACAATCTTTTTGCATGAGAGTGGCGAAGAGATGTCAGGGGGTGTGATTCATGTACCCGCTGATAAACAAACACCGCAAGGTTATGGCTCGGCACTAACTTATGCTAGGCGTTATTCGATCATGGCTGCAACAGGTATT